GACGCGCTGGATATGGAAGATTACTGGCGCTGGTTTGAGGCGGCGCAGGTGCACAACCAGAGGATGCAGGGCGATTAGCGTGCGGTCAGCCGGTACAGCCCGCGCATGGCGCTGACAAACCCCGCAACCAACACCGCTGTCAACGTCACCAGCGGCGCAAACAGCCACAGGAGCACTGCTGCCACGATGAACCCCAGCGCCAACACCACGCAAAACACCGCCACCCCGAACATGCCCGCTGCCATGATGACCGGCCACGTGAACACCAGCAGCGCCACGGGAATCCCCAGCGCGGTCAGCCAAACGGGTACAGCCAGCGCCCACTCAATGGCGTTGGCGGGCTTGTGCAGTAGCGGGCGGGAGAGGTTGGCGATGGGCGCAGTCATGCGGACATTGTAGGCAAGCGGGAAATATCATGGCAAGTTCAACCGTCGGCATCGGCCTGACCATCGGCGCAGTGGCACAAGGCACGCTGGGCTCGGTGCTGTCTTCTACCCGCCGCAGCCTTGACGGCCTGACCAGAAGCTCGCGGGCGTTGAATCTGGCGCAAGGCAGGGTGGCCCGCGATACAAAACTTGGACTGGCCGCGCAACAAAGCCACTACGACCGGCTGGGCCGCGCCCTGGGCCGGGTGCAGTTGGCCCACGACCGGTTGACTGCGGCAGCCGCCCGCAGCAACACGGCCATTGCCTCCGGCCAGCAAAGCTGGCAGCGGCTGGCGACAACGGCGATGGCCGCATGGGGCGTCGTGCGCGGCGGCGTAGCCACCGCCGGGCAGGCCGCACACTTTGCCGACACCCTGCGCGACACGCGCATCAAAGGACGATTGTCGGCGCAGCAGGAATCCAGTCTGGGCGACACCCTGCGCGCCAATGTTGCCACCACCAACCAACGCCGCGACGATCTGGCCCTGGGCGCACACCAGTTGATTACCGGCGGCGCGAGTTTTGGAGAGACGCAAAGCCAGATTGGTTTGATGGGCGACACCATGACGGCGCTGCGCACGTCTGCTGAAGAAACCACCGGCGCGATGTCTGCCCTGCGCGACATGGGGGCCAATGACCGCGCCGCCATGCAGGGCGGCATCGAGCGCCTGATTGCCGTGGGAGAAAAAGGCCAGTTCACGCCGGACATGATGATTCGCGCCTTCTCAAGGCTGGGCGATACGATTAAAGCCAGCGGCGTCAAGGGCGAGACGGCGATAGCGGAGCTGGCCGCAGGCTTGCAGGTGTCTGAGGCCAGCATGGGTGCGGCCCGTTCTGAGGCCGGACTGCAAAGCTGGTTGGCGGGCTTGAACGACCCCAAGGTAGCCGCGGCGTACGAGCGTGCGGGCGTGGACTACAAAACGTCCATGGCAGACCTGCAAAAGTCGGGATTAAGCCAGTACCAGGCCAGCCTGGAACTGGCGTCGGCCTTCATGCGCGACAACCTGGCTGCCGCTGACCAGCAGGCGCTCTTGAATGGCGACGACGACGGGCGCATCAGTACCATGCTGGCCGAGATGGGGTTGACCGACATTTTTAAAGATGCCAACGCCGCGCGGTTTGCGTTGACGGTGGGCGGCAACCCGTCGGCGGTCAAAGAGATGGCCACTGCCTCCGGTGAAGGCAGTCTGGCGGCGCTCAAAAAATTGCGTTCCGACTCGCCCATCGAGCAGATGAAGGCGCTTAAAAACAGCGTCAGTACCCTGGCGCTGGACATCGGCCATGCGCTGCTGCCGTCGCTCTTATCCCTGACCCATGCCCTCACACCGTTTGTCGCGGGCATGGCCGACTTTGCGCGGGCGCACCCCGGGGTTGTGACCGCCATCGGTGCCATCGTGACCGGCTTTGTGGGTTTGCGGGTTGCGACGGTGGCCGCTACGTTTGCGTGGCGGCAAATCATGATTGTTTTTACGCAGGGCGTAAAAGTGTTTCAGACGCTGCGGTCGGGCATCGCACTGGCGCAGGCGCAACTGGCGCTGTTTCGTTCAGGCAGTTTGCTTGCCAGCGGCACCCTGGTCGGCAAACTGGTGGCAGGCGTGAAGGTAGCCGCACGCGCCTTGATGTGGCTGGGCCGCGCGGCGCTGATGAACCCGATAGGCCTGGCCGTCACCGCCATTGCCGGTGCAGCGTTCCTGCTCATCAAATACTGGCAGCCCATCAAGGGATTTTTTAAGGGCGTGGGCGAGGCAGTCACTGGCGTTTTTACCGGCATGTGGCAACGCATCAAAGAGGCGTTCAGTGGCGGCATCGCGGGGGTATCCAAACTGATAATCGATTGGTCGCCGCTGGGGTTGTTCTATAAAGCATTCGCTGGGGTGTTCAACTGGTTCGGGGCGGAGTTGCCCGCCAACTTCAGCGACTTCGGCAAGCTACTGATGGACGGCCTGATTGGCGGCATTACCAACATGATTACCAGCGTGCGCGACAGCATCGTGGGGATCGGCGAAAGCGTCGTCGGGTGGTTCCGCGACAAACTCGGCATCAACAGCCCCAGCCGGGTATTTGCGGATTTGGGTGCAGGCATTCCCGAAGGCACGGCGCAGGGCATCACAGGTTCGCAGGGGCTGGTCAAAAAAGCCGCGCTGGGGATGGCAACGGCTACGGCGGTGACGCTGGCACCACCAACATTTGCGGTGCCGGAAGTGCCTGCATCGTTTATGCAAAGTGGTGGCAACGCGGGCGGCGGCATGGTGATTCACTTCTCGCCCACCATCAACGTGCAGGGTGCAGGCGACGTACGCGAACAAGTTGCTGCGGCGTTAAACGATGGGTTCGTCGAGTTCACGCGCCACATGCAGCGCTACAAAATCGAAGAACAGCGCCGCGTCATGGGAACCATCGGCACGGTGCGGGGTGGCCTCTGATGTGGGCGATATTGGGCGACATCGAGTTTGAAGTCATCAGCAGCCCCAGCGGTGCCGAGCAGCGCTTTGCGGCAACGTTCGTTGAGCACGCCCGCGTAAGCGGCAAACCGCGTGTAGAAGCGGTAGGCGGCGAGCTGGAAGAAATCCACTGGACGATACTGCTGCACCAGCGCCTGCACGACGTGGACGCGCGCCTGCGTGCCATTCGTGCGGCCACCGCCGCGCAACAGCCGCTGGCACTGGTCATGGGCGACGGCACCTATCTGGGGCCGTGGTTGATCGTCGAAGGCGCATTGACCAGCAAAAAAACCACCGCCAGCGGTTCGCTTATCAGCGCCGAATTGCAAATCACGCTGCGTGAGTACAGCGGCGAATTTGCACCGACACTGCCGCGCCCCGGACTGGCCTGGGGTGACGCGAACTCCGCCGCCAACCCTGCCATCAACCCATCGGCCAATCCGCCCGTGCAGCCCGGATTGCTCACGCGCACGTCGCCATCCCTGACCGCTGCGCAGGCCGTGGCCCGCGCCGCAAGGCAGGCGGAAAACTCCCTGCGCGATATATCCCAAACCCTGCAACGGGCGCAGGTGCTGCCGCCTGCGACGGCGGCGGCGCAGGTGCCTTCAGTATTGGGTGCGCTGGATACGGCCGCGCGGTCTGTCGCTACCTTGCAGCAGCTTGGACAAGGCATTTCCGAGGTCGCCAGCATCGTGCTGTTGGCAGACCATCTCGCCGCCCGCTTGCAGACGCTGCGCACGGCGCTGCACGCGCCGCAACCGGCCAGCATCAGCCAACAACTCATTGCTGCCAGTATTGCCGCGAAGCAGGCGCTGCAACAATTTGACCAGTCGCGCCCGCTGCTCCTGAAACTGACCGCCGACGTGGCGATGCGGCGGCGCTAAGAGGCAGACACTGATGGCGGCGTATCTGACCTATCTGACCGTCGAAGGCGACACCTGGGACGCCATCGCGTACCGCTACTACGGCAACGCCTGGCGCTACCCGCCCCTCATCGCCGCCAATCCCAACGTACCCATTACGCCAGTGCTGCCCGCAGGCATCAAGCTGACCATTCCGGTATTGCCGCGCGAACCCGAGACACAAACCCTGCCACCGTGGCTGCGATGATGGCCGCAAACATGGATGCACTGCGCCTTCCCGCCAGCCTGCCGCGCAGCCAGTTCACGGTGCGCTACGCGCAAAAAGACGTCACCCGCGAACTGTCCGCGCAGCTGCTCTCGCTGACCTACACCGATTACCTCACCGGCCAGTCGGATGAGGTGGCACTGGAGCTGGAAGACGTGGACGGTCGCTGGAGAAGTGCCTGGTATCCGGGCAAGGGTGATACGTTGACGGTTGCGATAGGCTGGCAAGGGCAAGACATGGTGCCAGTCGGCACGTTTCAAATAGACGAAATCGAGTTCGCAGGCGGCCCCAACACCGTGTGCATTCGCGCCCTTGCTGCCAGCATCGGCCAGCGCCTGCGCACCATCGAGCACGCGGCGTTCGAGAACACCACGCTGGATGCCGTCGCCAACCGCATCGCCACGCGCCACGGCCTGGAACTGACCGGCAAGATAGAACCCATCGCGCTGGACAGACTGACGCAATCCGAGGCGGACGGCGTGTTTTTAACCAAACTCGCGGGCGAATACGACTACGCTTTCAAGGTTGTCGGCCAGCGATTGGTGTTTCATGCGATTGCCGATTTGATGTCCGCAACCCCCATCGCCAGCGTGAACGTCGCCGACTTTGCCCCCGGCTGGCGCATCCGCGACCAAATCAAGGAAGTGCCAAAATCCGCCACCGTCAAAAGCCACAATCCGCAAACCGGTCAACTGGTCAGCTATTCGGTCAACAACGACGGCGCGGTGACGGCATCCCCGGCCAGCGTCTCCCAATCCACCACCAGCGCCGACACCGTCAAACAGACCGTCCGCGCGAGCAACGTGGCCCAGGCCGATGCCAAGGCCCGCTGTGAACTGGCCCGCGCCAACCGCGAGCAGACGCAAGGCAGCGCCCGCCTGCAAGGCAGGCCGCGACTGGTGGCGGGCAGCGTCTTGACGCTCACCGGCGCGGGACGGCTGAACGGCAACTACCTTGTCCAAACCAGCCGCCACAGTTTGAGCCGCAGCGGCGGTTTTGTTACCGACATCGAGTTTTGCCGGGTGCGGGAAGAGCAAGAAAACACACCTGCCGCTGCGGCATCCCCCGCACCCCAAAAATCCCTGGCCGTCTACGGCATTCGCGACGGCCAGACCGTCAGAACGAAATAGGACACCCTATGCTGCACGATGACAACAGCGCTGCCAGCCTGCACTTTGGCCGCGTGACAGCCGTAGACGCCCCAACCTGCCGCATCCGCGTGACCTTGCCCGAGCGCGACAATCTCACGACGTACTGGCTGCACGTCCCCCAGAGAAATACCCACCAAAACAAACACCGTACGCTGCCCGACCTGGGCGCACACGTCGCCATCCTGCTGGCCGCCAACGGCGTAGACGGCGCGTATCTGGGTGCGATTTATTCCACGCCCGAGCCGCCGCCCGTCATGGACGATGCGCAGGAATACGTGCGCTTCAAAGACGGTTCTGAGGTGCTTTACGACCCCGCCAGCCACACCCACAGAATCAACTGCGTGGGAAAGGTGGAAATCCTCGCTGCGACAACCGTGCTGATGCACGCTGGCACCAGCGTTACCCTCGACACCCCGCAAGTCACGATGACCGGCAACGCCACGGTGCAGGGCAAGCTCACCGTGCAAAACGGCATGGCCGTCACAGGCGGAACAGGCGCAACCGCGAGCATTCAGGGCAACATCCAAGTACAAGGCGATGTCTCGGTGCAAGGCAACATCGACGCCTCCGGCTCCGTCATGGACGGCGGCGGCAACAGCAACCACCACAGCCACTAATCTTTAAACCAGATTAATAACGCCGCGCCCGCCCCACCACCTATCCTGCCTGACATGAACACGCCCACCACCCTTGCCAACATCAAGAGCGCCCACTGGCAACCGCGTTTGGGCTGGGGTAACGCCACGGCAGGCGAAATCGTCGAAGGCTGGGCTGACATCGACCAGGCCATCCGCATCATCCTCACCACACCCAAGGGTACAGACCGCCATCGCCCCGACTTCGGCTTCGCTGGCCACAGCTATCTGGATTGGCCCATCAACCGCGCCACACCGCACCTCGTGCGCGAAGCCATCACGGCGATCCGCCGCTGGGAAACCCGCGCCGACGTCGTCAAGATGGACGTGAGGGTGGACGGCCCCCACATCATCCTGCGCGTCATCTGGCAAGCCGCAGACGGCGTGTTGCGCGACAGCGAAGTGACCTGGGACAACGCAGGGGAGCAACGATGAACCGCCTGCCCGCGCCCGAGTTCGTCAGGAACGACCCCGCCGCCATCGAGGCCGACCTCATCGCTCAATACGAAGCGGCGGCAGGCAAAAAACTCTACCCCGCGCAAATCGAGCTGCTGCTCATCCACCTCATCGCCTACGCCCAATCGCAGATACTGGCCGCCATCCAGCATACCGGCGAACAGATGCTGGTGCGCACCAGCACCGCGCCCGTGCTTGATTATCTGGGCGACCTTGTTGGAACAAGGAGATTGCTCGCGCAACCGGCCCGCGCCACCTTTGCCTTCACCCTGCCAGCACCCGCAGCCACGCCAACGCTCATTCCCTTTGGCACCCGCATCGTCAGTCAAGATGGACGTGTGAGTTTTACGACCGACGCCGATCTCTTCATCGCGGCGGGCCAGACCAGCGCCCAGGTCAACGCCACCTGTGAAGTATCCGGCACCGTCGGCAACGACTGGCCCGCGGGCAGCCTGACCGTGCTGGACGCGCCGCTGCCGTTTGATGCCACCGTGCGCAACACCAGCATCCCCAGCGGCGGCGCGGATGAAGAAGACGATGAACGCTATCGGTTGCGCATCATCTCCGCGCCCGAGGCGTATACGAATGCAGGCAGCTACGGCGCGTACCGGCATCACGCCATGAGTGCGCATCAAAGCATTGTCGATGTGGCCGTCTACGGCCCGACAGAGGGCGAACCACCGGGGCAGGTGGCGCTGTATCCACTCACAGAGACGGGTCTGCCTTCAGACACACTGCTCGCGCAGGTCGCCGCTGCAGTGTCGAACGAGCGGGTGCGTCCGCTGACCGATTGGGTGGTCGTGCGCAGCCCGCAGGCGGTCGATTACGACATCACGGCTGCGCTGACCTTTTACACCAGCGCCGAGCGTGTGGATGCCATGCAACGGGCGCGGGCCGCACTGGATGCCTGGCTGGCCGAGCGCCAGCGCCTGCTGGGCGTAGACCTTGTTCCCGAGCAAATCTCGGCGGTGCTGCACGTCCCCGGTGTCTATCGGGTGCAGGTCACTTCCCCTGCCCTGCAGGTGCTGGAACGCCATCAATGGGGACGTTGCATCGGTGTGACCTTGACTGACGGTGGGGTTGCCAATGGCTGAGTTTGATAGGCCCGCCCTGCCGCCCGCACTGGCGTCCGATCCGCGTTTCTCGGCGCTGTGCGATCTGCTGTGGGAACAACATGCCAGCCTGCCGCTGGACAAGCTGCTGCTGTACCTCATCGACATCACGCCCGAAGCGGCCCTCTTGCCGCTGGCAGAACAATTCCACGTCATGGGCATCGAGGGCTGGGCATTCGCGCAGACCGACACCCAGCGCCGCACCCTCATCAAACGCAGCATCGAACTGCACCGCAGCAAGGGAACCAAGTGGGCCATCAAGCAGATATTGGTCACGCTGGGCATGACAGGCGTCGTATCAGAATGGTTCGAGTACGGCGGGCAACCGTATCACTTCCGCATCGACGTAGACCTGTCCGGACGCGGCATGCAGCCGGACGACGTCGCGCGGCTGGTGGAACTGATTGCCCAGTACAAAAACGTGCGCAGCCATCTGGACGGCTTGCATCTGAGCCTGACCGTTGCGTCTGACGTACCGCGCATTGGCTGCGCCATGTTTACCGGCCAGGTCACCACCCTTTACCCCTGGACGCCCGCGCCACTGGCCCAGAGCGCCACCCCGCATCTGGCTGTTGGCTGCTGCGCCATTGCGTGCGTCACCCTCTTTCCACAGGAAGCGTAGAACATGGCAAACCAATATCCCAGCATCGTCACCGTGGCAGGCCGCGCAGGGGAGGTGCAGGCCAAGGCCAGCAATGTGCCGCTCAGACTGACCACGATGGCCGTGGGCGACGGCAATGGCAGCGAGTATTGGCCCACCGGCTCCGAGACCGTGCTCAAACGCGAGCGCTGGCGCGGCAACCTGAACCGCCTTGCCGTCCACCCCGACAACCCCACCTGGCTGCTGGCCGAGGCCGTGCTGCCCGATGACGCAGGCGGCTGGTGGATACGCGAAATGGGCCTGTTCACCGATACCGGCCTGCTCTACGCCATCGGCAGGTATCCGCCCACCTTCAAGCCGCTGCTGGCCGACGGCATCAGCTCCATGCTCTATCTGCGCATGATTTTTGAAGTCACCAACGCGGCCAGCGTGACCTTGCAGGTAGACCCGTCCATCGTGCTTGCCACCCGCGCCTATGTACAGGACCGGTACGACGCATTGTTTGCCGCCCAGATGGGGCTTGCCGCCGCCCAAATCCAGACGATGAACCGCCAGCTTGAGCACGAATACCGGCTGCCCCTGAAAAGCTGAAACCCAACCTTGACCCTGCTTATTTTGAAAGGACACCCCCATGAGCAACCCTTCGGAAGTGGCCGCCTTGGTCACGGCAACCAACAACCTGACCCAGACCGTCATCGACACCCGCAGCCAAATCACCAGCACCGTTGCCACCAAAATCGCCGAGTTGGACGCCTGGAAAGCCGCGCTTGGCCCGGCCGATATTCCTGCCGAGCCGCGTTACCACAGCGTGATAGACCTGACCGGCCTGCCGACAGACAGGTTTTATCCGGTGTGGTGGCGGGCCAATGCAACCGGATATGGCCCACAACACTTGAGCATCGAACGCTATTACAGCGATGACCAGGCATTGAACCCGTTTGGCACGGGGGGTGCTCATATTGCCAGTCTGCTGCTGGAAATTGAAATGTCCGATTACCCGTGGGGTGGCGGTGCAAACTTCATGCAAGTCAAACGCCTGTCCCAAACTTACAGAAAAACCGTGCGGCAAATCCGCTTCAGAATGAAAGGGATCAGCGTCGGGCCGGTACCGGGTCATACGCAAGCCACATGGGCCAATTCCCCTGATTGTCCCAGCCGCAGCGGCCTGTACCTGCGCGGTGGCCTGACCTATCAGGCGTTCAGAAACCAACTGCTCCAACTGCATTACTCCCGCGAACACGGCCAAGTCGAAGTCTATTCGGAGGTTCGGGCGGGCGGTGCGCAGGGCAGCGGGCGCTGGATGGCCCAATCGCATGACATCAACGACGAGTTTCTTGGCCCGGACTACGACGACTTCCATACGCCATACAACGCATTTCCCTACGACGTCTGACTGAGGATAACGCATGGACATCATCAAAACCCTTACCACGCCCGCCGGTCACGAACTGGTGAACGTCCCCGCGCAGCTTTCTGTGCTGCTGGAACTGGGCTTCCCGGAAACCGAAGCGCACGCCCTGTTGCAACCGCCACTGGATGAAGTCAAGGCCGCAAAGACCGCCGCCATCCGCAAACATCGGGACGCGCTCACCGAAGACCACATCAGCATCGACGGCAACCACTACCATTCCGACCCCAAAAGCCGGATTCAACAAATGGGGCTGGCCAAACTGGCCGCTGCCGATAACTTGCCGTCCGGCCTGCACTGGATGACAAAGAACAATGGCCCGGTGCTGATGACCCCCGCCATCGCTGCGCAGTTTGAACCGACCACACTGGCGCACGACGTGGCCCTCTTTGCCGCCGCGCAGGCGCATATTGATGCAGTAGAAGCGCTGGACAGCGCCCAGGAAGTGCTGGACTACGACTTTGCGGCAGGCTGGCCGACCGATTGACGCAGACCCTGCAAATAAAGGGGAGCCGCCCATGAATCCGCCCGTCAGCACAGCACCGCATCCCGTTTATGTGGCCTTCTACCGGGGCCGCGCCAAAAAGCGATTCAGCCTTGCGCGGCTGGGCGACTGGGCGACGCGCCGCGTCACGCGCGGCCCCTACTCGCACTGCGAAATTGCCGTTGCGATTGGGGAAGGGATGTATCGCTGCTACTCATCCTCATTTCGGGACGGCGGCGTGCGCGTCAAAACCATGCCCCTGCCAGCGGACAAATGGGACGTGCTGCCGGTGGACATCCCCGCGCAAGCCGTCAAAGCGTTCTACCACCGCCACGCAGGCACACCCTATGACTGGCGCGGCGTGCTGGGCTTTGTCTTTTACAACCGTGACAGCCGCAACCGGTGGTTTTGCAGCGAATACTGCGCCGCGTGTATCGGCTTTCATGAGGCCTGGCGCATCAGCCCCAGCCTGCTGCATGCGCTGCTGGCCTCGCCCGTGTTGGCTGCGCACCCATCAATTCTTAAACCAGATTAATGGAAAGGCGAACCAACCGTCCGTACCCTGACGTTGAAAAGACGCGGCGATGAAGTAGGTGTTGACGCACCCGCCCCATCACCGCCCCCGCAGAACGCGCTGCAAGTTTGGCCAAGGCCGCGCCACCTATCGACAGGCACTCCAAGGCTAACAAATCTGTAAAGGATTTGCAGCAGATGAAAACCCTCACCCTCAAACCAGCACGCGCCCGTATTACATCCACCCGCAGCGAACACCCCACCCGCGCCTTGCTGCGCTACTTCGGCGGCAAATGGGCCATCGCCCCGTGGATACTGTCCCACTTGCCACCCCACCGCATCTACGTCGAACCCTTCGGCGGTGCGGCCAGCATCCTCTTGCGCAAACCGCGCAGCAAAATCGAGGTCTACAACGACATGGACGAAGAAATTGTGGGCATCTTGCGCACCGTACAAGACCCCCGGCAGTGTCAGTTATTGATGCGCCGATTGCGCCGCACGCCCCGCAGCGAATATGAACGCGCGTTTCAGGGCAGCATCAACCCCGTCATCCGCGCCCAAAGAGCCGTCGTGCGGGCCTACCAGTCCTTTCACCACGAGTCGCTCTTCGGGCAGCGCAAAACCTGCTTTGCCAGCGCCAAACACCGGCGTGGCGCAAGCTGCAAGGCCCACGAATGGGCCAGCTACCCGCGCAGTTTGTTAAGTATTTCGCGCCGATTGCAAGGCGTGGTCATCGAATGCCAGCCCGCATCCGAAGTCATCCGCACGCAGGACGCCCCGGATACGCTCTTTTTTGTTGACCCGCCCTATGTGCCGTCCACACGGTCAAAATCCGGCTACCGGCATGAAATGACGGAAAAGCAGCACATCGCCCTGCTGGAGCAACTGCGGCAGGTCAAAGGCATGGTCGTACTGGCGGGCTACCCGTCAACACTCTACGACAGCATGCTCTCCGACTGGCAGCGATTGGCCCGCCCGCACCGCGCACTGGCAAGCGCACGCCCCAGAACT